GCTCAGGGTGATTATTAACCAAATAATTATATATTGATTCATTTTTACCAACTCTTATTCTTCTGATATAATAATCATTATGCCATGCATGAATACCAGATGAAGTTCCTAACGTTAATGATGTTGTTCCAGCAGGTTTTACTGTGGTACATCTAGCTGAAGCGTTTATATTTATTAGTTTAGCTACTCTAGTATTTTCACGTTTTACTATACTAGCTGCTTTTTTCATATCATATCCTAATACTACACCAGACCCTATACCTGTCATAGATACACCAATTAATGCATCTTTTTCTGTAGTTTCTTGCCAGATAGGTCTTAAATAATGAAAGTCTGTATAACCTGCTTGTAATGTTCCTATAAATGCTGCAGCTTTTACTCTTTCATTTAGGTCGTCTTGTGAATCAATATCACTAGCGTTAACCTCACATAAATTACAAAACTGATTGGGTCTTAAAGCTATTTCACAACAAGGATTAGTTCCCCAATCTTTGTCATTATTAAGGTATATACCTGGTTCACCTGCTCCAGATAGTTCTACTCGTTTCCATAGATCTAAGAAAAACTCTTTAGTAATTTTATGTCTCATTAAGCAAGCTGAATTGTTTGCTCTACCTCTCTGAGGGTTAGTTTCCCACCAGTTACCTGACTTACAACCTATCATTTCATCATCATCAGCATTAAATAAACTAATTAATGCTGCACGTCTGATACCACCTGCTAGTACTGCATCTGCTATATGACATATAATATCGTGTGCTTCTAATGTAGTTAAGTGAGTACCATTTTCTTTCTCTCTCAACATACCTTCTATCTTTAGTAAACATTCCTTTAATGGTTGTGGTCCTGGAGCTTTACCACCAGATGTAACTAGCATTGCACCTTTTGGTCTAATATCTGAGTAGTCAAACTCAACTCTACTACCACCACCATTCATATATGATTTCATTAAAACTTTAACTGCATCAGCCCAACCTTCGATTGAATCCCCAATTAAGAATCTTCTCTTTCTCTTTGGATATGGTTTAGATATTATAGGTAGTTTAGCTACGTGATGTTTTTGAACAGAAAATCCAACTCCTGTACCTCCTAGTAGTAGGAACATACACTCTGCAAAAGAATCTATATGATCTACTGGCATAAATGCACAATTGTAAATTCTATTAGGTGCAACCTCTATAGGCTTACCACCAAACTGCATAGATCTCATTGAAGGTAATACTTTCTTATCATAAACAAAATTATAAGCGCTATCTATTTGATCTTTAAGATCTGGATATGATTTAATATGCATAGCTTTATTACGGCTAACCAACTCTTCCCATGTTTCCCTTCTATTGACTTCTGGTAAATATTTTGCATACTTCATATAGACTGTAATGTCTGATAAAATTTTAGATGATAATTCCATTGTGTATTCCCTTTATTAATTATTTTATATGTGAGATAAAAAAGACGAACCTGTGGGGTTCATCTTTGATGTGGTAATAATTAGGCTACTACCTCGAGCCCTCACTCAGCTCTTTAAACTTATTTTGTAAATATTTTCGTTTTGATTCCTCACCATTATCCATCTGCTTTTGAGCATCTTTACCTTGAACGGAATCACCTTCAAATATATGTATTTGTCCGTTAGATGTATTCATTTTACTAGGAAATGTAATACCATCTGGACCAAATCTATTTTTTATAACATGCCACCTACCTGTACCAGCTACTTTATCTTCAATCTTTCTAGATAGAGATAATACGAAATCTGCTGTCATAATTTTACTATATGATTCAGCAATCTTTTCAGCACCGATAACATCATCTTCTAAAGCTGATCTGTTAGCTTGTGATGCTGTCCAAACTGGTATCTCATATTCACCTGCTAACCCTCTCAAATCTTCATAAATATTACCGAGTTCATGTCTTACCTCTTTTCCATTACCACGTAACAAATCAGCATAATCTACAACTATTACATCTGGCTTATAACCTTGCATTTGACATCTATCGAGGTGAGCTTTTATTGTATTAACTGTAGCCGATTTAGTTGGATAATATTTAACTACAAGATTACCTTCAAGTTTATCAACACACTCTTTAACTTCATCTATGTGGTATTTAAGATTTTGAGCTGCAATACCTGTAAATACAGAATCAAATCTTAACCCTACATAAGGTGCACTTAACTCTAAAGTATATAGACAAACGTTTAAACCTTTTTTAACTGCATTAGCTGCTACATTAACCAGTCCCCAGGATTTACCAATACCAGCTGGTGCTACAAATACACCTAATTCACCTGGCCCTAATCCACCATCCATTAGATCATCAATCACATTCCAGCCTGTGTGGACTGTCTTTCTAGTACTTTCAGCAAACCTATCATCTATATCTATATTATACTGATGACCAATATCTCTTTCAGAGCCAGCTTTCATTGCAGTATCTATCTTTTCTTTTATAGAATCGTATTCACCTAACTGAAGCAGGTTTACTGATTCCATAATTGCAGCTTTAAGAGTTTGATTTTTACAAAAATCTAACGCTTCCTGCTCAATAAACTTTATATCATCCGCTTCAAATTGTTTAGTTACTTGCTTTAACGTATCTACTATAGTCGTCTTTAATACATCATTATCAACGTCATCTAATCTAACCTTCATAACCTCTAAAGTAGGTAATGAACTATACTCAGTAAAGTAATCAATAATTTTTTCAATTATCCATTGATTAGATTCAGATTCCATAAACTCAGGTCGTAATATATCACAAATCTGTTGTAAGAATAATCTATCCTTAAAAAGAGCTGCTATCAGTTTTATCTGAAATGAATACCCGTATTTGCTAAATGTATCTGTCATATAGTTAATATAATAAAATTATTTGAGAACTCCAACTTATTTAGTAGATGATAGTGCATCTAAAGTTGTAAAAACTTCTCGTATCCAAAAATCTAGATTTTTAATACCGTTAGTCATTCGGTCTTCCATAAGTAAAAGTTTAAAGTTAGTTTTATTTAACCTCGTAAGTTCACCGGTGATAACATTACGTATAATCTCTTTTGACTTGCCTGAGATATCAACATCATGCAACTGCATTAGTTTATAGTTTAATTCTAATTGACTGGTAGAATCTGTTATCTGTTGTAACATCTTTATAGATGAATCAGCACTCATTTCAACTAGATCATCTAATGTTAGTTTATCGTCACCAAATAGTGCTGGTAATCGTTTTTGTAGAGTTTTAAGTCCAGTACCTTTTATACCTGGTATACAGTCTGATTTATCACCAGTTAATACCCTATACAACAAAAAGTTATGTGCTGGTACACCGTAGTCAGCTTCTACATCGTTTTTAAAGTATAATTTCTTTTTAGTAGGACTCCATACTGAAATCCTATCGTCTACTAGTTGAATGAAATCTTTATCTGAAGACATAATAAAGCATTGTGAGTCTGTAAGTACCTGTTTACAAGCATATGCTATAGAATCATCTGCTTCAATATTTTCCAATGCTAAAGTAGATACCGGTAAGTTATCTAAATATTGAACTAATCGACCGAGCTGCATTTTCATGTTTTGGTTATCAGCTTCTTTATCTACATTACCTTGAAATGAGCGATTAAGATTTACCTTATTTCGTCTACTAGCTTTATACTCAGGAAATAATTTTCTACGTCTCTGACTACCTCCTCTACCATCCCAACAAATTACAACCCTTGTTGGTTTAATATTTTTGATTGCATAACCTAAAGATAAAAGTGAACCTGTTATACCTCCTACATGTACACCATCGTCATTAGTTACAGGTGATGTAGTCCATGCTCGTATAAATGTATTTAACCCATCTACCAGCAGAACTCTATCATTGAGCTCTGCTGGTTTTGAGTTAGTTTCAGTTAATGAATCAAGTATTGAAAAGTATTTGTTTTTACTCATACTATTCTGGAATTGCTTCAGTTGATAATTCAATATCGTCGATACCAAGATTATCAGTCTTATATTCCATTATAGCAGCATCACAAATTTTATTATACACCTCATCACGTAACTCATCATTACCTTCAAGTAAACCATTCCAATCTTTAGATAAGAATTTATGAGCTTTACCTGTATCATCAGTATATGTATACCATGATCCGCCTTGACTGATAAGTTTATGATTTTTAAGAGCTGTTAACCATCCACCAAAATTATCTACTCCACTATCAAAAAAGATATCGAATTCAGCCGTTCTTAACGGTGGACCCATTCTGTTCTTAATAATTTTGGCTTTAGTTTTAATACCAATTACTTGATCTTTACCATCAACCTTTGCTTTAATTTGCCCTGCAGCTTGTAAACGTAATCTACATGAAGCATGGAATCCTAAAGCTTTACCACCTGAGGTAGTGTAAGGATCACCAAACATTGCTCCGAGTTTTACTCTCAACTGATTAGTAAACACAAGAGTTACCTTTTGCCTACCCATTAATTGAGTAATTTTTCTCATTGCTTTTGATAATACGATTGCTTTACTTGTAGCCCAACCATCTTTAGAATAATCAGCTTCTTGCTCTACTCGTGTAGTTGCAGCTGCAACTGAGTCAACAACGATTGTGACCATTCTATCTTTATTTGACTCTCTAACCTTAGAAGTAATATTTTCAATAACCTCGAAAATATCTTCTACTGTATCAAGTTGAATATATAGCATATCTTTAACATTAACACCAATAGCTCTAAGGAAATCCTCATTACATGCATTTTCAGTATCGATAAATACTGCTAAACCACCTTTCTTTTGAGTATCTGCAAGTAGGTGACCTGCTAGTAAAGACTTACCTGAAGCTTCTAGACCAGTTAATTCGCATATCCTGCCAACTGGTATTCCTCCGTATTTTCTGTTAGATATTGCTAGATCGAGCATAGCCGAGCCAGTAGAGATCCATTCTGTTAAATCAGTAGGAGTCTCTTCTGAACCGTCTAGGAAGTAAGCAACTTTGTAACCTTTAAATTGTTTATTAAGACTAGTAGCTAGAACATCAGCTAGGTCGTCTCGTGTAGTCTTTTTAGACATATATAACCCTCTTTTTAGTTGTTAAATAATTCGTCAAATGCCGAGTTTACATCATCTACTTTTTTAGTATTAGTTGATGTAGGTTGTGCAGCAGGAGTTCCTGAACCTGTAGACGTCTCAGATTCTGACTCACCTTGTTCTGGATCCAACCATATAGCTAATTGATCTTTTAATTCATCATACGAAACTTTCTTAAAGATATCGTTTGCATCTTTTTGACCGTTCATAATAGCTTCAGCTACATTTTTATCTTCTGTTGCTGGAGTTTGATTAGGTTTAATTCTAATCGTTGTTTGTGGATATTGCTTTCCTAATTCTGCAGCAGTCATAAATTCTACTGTAACATCTCTACCTGCGTTTAAGTCTGTAATATCACCATAATCAGGGTCTGCAATAAAACTTAATAGTTCTTGATAAACTGTTTTACCAAATCCCCATAATTTTACGCCTTCTGATTCTTGCCCTCTCACGATAACAGGAACATAAGTTCTCATTTTCGGTTCAAGCTTTCTTGACATTTGCCAGTCATCTCTATTACCAGTTGCTTTAAGTTTTTCTGCAAACTCTACTACTGGATCTGCTTCACCATGAGTTACTGGAGATAAGAAAGTTTTACCATTCAATCCATAGTGAAAGAATAACTCAATAAATGGGTTATCTTTATTATATTGATAAGGTACGATTCTGATTGTTTGTTTACCTGGTTCTGGTTTCCAAAGGTTGTTTTGTCTACCAGTTTGGTTTTGTAGGCCGGAAAGCCT